TACGAAAGCACGAGTATTGGCGATGGCTGATGTTCTTTGCAGGAGTGAACGCTCTACCGATGTATCACCGAATCCTTTATGCATATTCTCATGTGTGAGTAGTTGAAAACTGGATGCATTTTCGTTGGCGATAACATCAGGAGTACTCAGTGGATATTTGTTGAGATGACTGCGTTCTTTAAACTGAGCCAGACTGCTGTAATTGGATTTGGTATAGGTTTTGGTTGTCATATCATAGTTCTTCAGCTTGTTGATAAACACACCCTGCTTGAGTCGTTCAAAGAAGTTAAATCCTTCATGCATAAACATCTTACTGATTCTTTTGTAAGACTCATCCGCATCTGACCCATCAGGTGACTGGTTATCTTCAATAAATTCTTGTATCACTGGTCCACTGTACAGTTCTGATAAGCCAAGGAAGTTATAGCCATCTCTATTCTCAAAGAAGATATAGTCAGCGTGTCCTTCCTTATTTATTGCTCGTTCTGTGACGAAATCGATTGCTCTTGTCGGTGACCAACCATTACATATAAAGCGAGTGCCATTGACAGTAGGTGTCATGTTCAGTTTCTTCGTGCTTTTTAATCCTTGTGCATCTTCGGCTACCAAGTCCTGTATGATATTGCTACAGAAACCTTTTTTGGCAGCATCGATACTGTTGTTTCTATCTTTCACAGCATCACTGTTAATGAAGTGTAGCACATACCCAGTCTCAGTATCACCCAGACTCATTCGCTCGGTCATTTTGAATATGTAGAATGTACCTTTGAATTTACTTTGGTCCATCTCAGGTGTTTGTATATCTATCTGTATCAGTTCTTGACCGATAAGTGGCATACGATTGATTAGATCTTGCGAATCAGTAATTGCTACTTTACCTGTGATGAATGGGGAAAAGATATCCTCGAACAGCTCAATACTTAGAACCTGCTCTCTTATATCTATTTTTGAACCACCAGCGACTAACTCGATTGCATTAATCGTGACATCACCAGCGAATGCGACTCCTGCCTGTGCCATAATCTATATTTCCATTTTTTTAAACTCACGCACTATCTGCATTGCTAGTGTGGGAGTGACTATCTTTATTCTCCTCTTGGCTTCGTTTCTTTCTACCTCATAATCACGATATGTTTGACCAACCGACCCAGCGACTGTAGAATCAACTACCAACCCATCTTTCTTATACCATTTGATAGTATCAGGCGATGCATAGTTAGCAGTTATCATAGCAGTTAGAGCATCATGCTCCAGTGGGAAGTCATTTACATAGTCATATCGATCGTTTATGAGCATAAGGATCCAGTGTAAATTAGGATCCCCATAAAGTTTCTCAGCTAAGTTTTCGATTGTTTCATACTGCTTCATGTCATAAAACTCATAAGCAGTTATGTTTTGTAGTATTTGTTTCCTAAGTCTTACATTGGTTGTAATATCAGTAAGTACTTTGAGCTTCTCTTCATTACCTTCTCGTGTAATGTAGTATATCTCGTTGAATTTTTTAAAATATGTATCAGCCATTATTTACTCATATCTGGTTCAACACCATCTGCTGGAGTGACCTCTTTTGGAGGAGTTTCACCCATCGCCCCAAGATGCCCTTTAGTAAGGATAGAGAGTTCTTGAAAGGATAATGTCATGTTAATCTGAGTAGGAGCTCCATTATCGAACGAAGTAAACTGACCCTGTGGTGTATAGTTTACATTCACTTCTTTTAATACAGCTGATGTATGTTTGTGTATATATGGGTTTAATTGGTCACCAATATAGTAGAATATCTCAAACTCTCCTGGATATAGGTATAAGAAACCATCATCATCTTTAAACTCAGGATGCATGTGATATTTGAATGTGTTTACAATATTTCGTATATTGTTTGACTCTTCGCCAGAGCGAGGGAAGAACTGGTAGTCATACTGAAAGGTACGAAAGTCCATGTTCTTGAATATTTGTTCTTTTTTCGGGTTAGGAGCAACACCTGCCATAGATTGTATTGCTTCACTTCCTGGAATATTTTGTAATGCTGCTGCTTGAGCAACACCAGCAGATCCTGCTGTTAAATCATTTACTAGACCTGCGATAGATTCTGATGCAGGTTTTTTGCTTTGTAAGTTTTTTACCAAGTCAGTTGCACCTTGAGCAAGTACATCAGCACCTTGCATAAATGCTTGAGTCATAAATGTTTCTGCTTCTTCATACTGAGCACCAGAACGAATAGCAAAGTTGTTAGGCATGTGTAAAGCGATAGCATGCTTCATTCTTTTTAATGGTTTGGAAAACTTCTTACCGAGTGCTGAAGGATTTAAACTGTCAAAGTTTCCTAATGCTCCTGTTGATACAGCACCAGTAGCACCAAGTGCAGCAGCACCTTTTGAAATCCCACCAGCAGCACCTGAAAATAATCCACCAAGTAAAGCACCAGCACCTGCTCCTGTTAGGAAACTACTTCCTATGGCAGCAAAATTACTGAAGCCAGCACCATTAATAGCACGACCAACACCTGGATCTACATCCTCAAGTACTCTTGATGTGTCTTGTGCTATCTTAGATTCTTGCCTTTCATTAATAAAGAACATAACATAATTGCCACCATAATCTGGGACATTTAGTATATCTTCTGGATATGATAAGTGCGTCACTGCATAAGAAGGACTCTTATTCGTTTCTTCTACTGCATCATTTAGAGCTTCATCAGATACTACATTTTGATTTGTACGAGTAGTAGTTGTTGATGATGTAGAACTGTGATGTGAGTGCGTGACTGAACCACTATTTTTTAATGATGCACTTTTGGCTGATGTCATTTATATTTAACCCCTAAATAGTAGTTTATAGGATATATTTAGTTATGTTTCACAAAAGAAAATACACCCCATTAAATCCCGAGAAGTATGAAGGAAACCCAACGAACATTATTATGCGTTCTAGTTGGGAAACTCGCTTCGCTTCTTGGTGCGATAGGTCTGCTCATGTATTAAAATGGAGATCTGAAGAAACAGTTGTGCCTTATAGATCGCCCATAGATAACCGATTACATCGATACTTTATAGACTTTACAATACAAGTCAAAAATAAACATGACCAGATACACACCTATTTAGTTGAAATAAAACCAAAAGTACAATGCTCACCTCCTAAATTTCCTGGAAGAAAGACAAAAAAGTATTTGAATGAGTCAAAAGCATATACTATAAATGCAGCCAAGTGGAAAGCAGCAGAACAATACGCATTAGATCGTGGTCAAAAGTTCATTATATTGACTGAAGATGAATTAGGTCTTACATGGAAGACTGGTCTAGAAAAAAAGACTAAATAGTAGAATAAAAAGGAGATATTATGCCCCAACCAAAACTGGGAGATCCAACTGATTTTTCATACAGAATACATAAAGTCACAAAAATAGTTGATGGTGATACCATTGATGTTATTATCGATATAGGATTTGATATATTGTATAAGTCTAGAGTGAGAATGTTTGGTATCGATACACCCGAATCAAGAACAAGAGACAAAGAAGAAAAGATCCGAGGTCTGTTGGCTAAGAAATATTTGACTGAAGCATTAAAAAAAGGTAAGAACCTTTCAATCAAAACTTATAAGGATTATGAGACAGGTAAGTTCGGTAGAATACTTGGCGATGTATGGATAGATGGTAAGTCTATCAATGCTCAGATGATTAAAGATTTTATGGCTGTACCATATCGTGGTCAGTCAAAAGAAGCAATAGAAAAACTACATGAAGCAAACAAACTTATGCTTCAACGACTAGGAAAGATAAGTGGCTAAAACACCAACACAAGATTTCTTTGATAAGGCAGCAACTGACCCCAACATCGCTAAAAAGTCAAGAGGGTGGTTTAATAAGGAAGTTGTAAGGTTGCGTCAGATGCGACCTCAGCCAAAGGCACTGATGAAACAAGCAGGTCGTTCTACACGATTACTTCCTGGCAGGTTATACATGTTTCAATATGAAGCCAAAGGTGCTGATAAATTACCATACTTTGATAGATTCCCTTTGGTGTTTCCTTTTGAAATACAATCAGAGTTTTTCTTAGGTTTAAACATGCATTATCTACCATACCTATTACGCATTAGATTGTTAGATAGATTGATGACATACGCATCAAATAAAAAGATGGACGATACTACACGATTGAAGTTTCAATGGAATACTATACGAGGATCGTCACGATTAGCACTCGGCAGACCTGCTGTAAAAAAATATTTAAAGACGCAAGTAAAATCACAATTCCTACAAGTAAACTCAGCCAACTGGAATACAGCATTAATGCTACCAGTTGAAAGATTTACAGGTGCAACTAGGGATCGTGTTTGGAGAGAAAGTTTAGAGATAGCAACAAATTAAGTTAGGATAATTATGAAACTGCCAGAATATGCAGAGTGGTCAAGAGAAAAATTACACAACTCAAAAATACAGGGAATATTCCGACATGGCGAATACCCTAAGTTAGATGAAGTCTTTGACCATATACTCCCCCTCTGCCCTGCCTTACTAGAAGAAGTATTACTTCCCTATGAAGGAGACAATATACAACAACGATTAAATAAAATGTATGTAGAGGACACTCTACCTGTATTTGAAACTGCTGGGTATAAGGTAGCAAAGGAAGCCAATGTAGGAAATAAACAGTTAGGTAAGAGAAACCTTGACAGTTGGCATGCTTTTAATTTAATTTGGAATCCAGGAGAAGCTGGTAAAGGTGTGATGGAAAGGCGAATGAAAAAGAATCGTGATAGATTACCAGTGTTAAGATCTATTATAGAAAAATATGAACAATGGATAAATGTAATTACTTACTCAATGATTGCCCCAAACTCAGTTGTACTGCGTCATACTGGTCATGAGAATTTAGATGGTAAATATTTAAGATTACACTTTCCCCTCCATATTCCTGAAGGTGATATATTTTTGGAGGTAAATGATGAAGAGATACAATTTAGTGAAGCACCATTTGCGTTTAATAATCAGATCGTACACTCAGCACACAATAGAACAGGTAAACATAGATTGGTCATGATACTAGATTTATATAGACCATTCCTTGGCATACCCACATCTTATTACATAACTAAACTACAAGACCTCACTGGTTGTACAGATAAATATCTGGTTGACTACAAACGAGATGGGGAAGTATTAAATCCAAGTTGGAAGTCAGGAGCAATAGATAATGATTAATTTGCCATGGTGGTCAGAAATACCAAAACAAAGACTACGAGAAATACAAGAACAAAAGATATTTAAACGAGGAGAGTATCCTAAGTTAGATAATATATTTGATGAGTTATCTGCTCAAAAAGATAATCTAATAAACGACCTCGTTGGTCACTTAGATGAAAAGTGGAGCATGGATAAAAAATTACAATGGGTGTTAGATAATAAAGCTGTGCCTGTGATGAGTAGGGATAGTATGGGTCATGCTTCAGGTAGTAAAGATAAGAAACCAGCAAAGCTAGACGCATGGCAAAATGTATATCTAAAATACCAACCACCTTCTACAATATATCGTGATACAGAGGGAGAGAAAGCTAGACCCCAGTATCCTACAGCAAATAAGATATTAAAACAGTATGAAGAAGTCGTTCCTATCGCTAATTATAGCATATTAGTAAAGGATTCGGTAATACATAGGCATACTGGACCTGAGAATCGTCGTGGACATCACCTGAGAGTACATATACCACTACATATACCCAAGGGAGATATATTCTTAGAGGTAAATGGTACAGAGGTGGATTGGTCTGATTGCTTCGGTTTTAACAATCAATATACTCATTCTGCTCATAATTATTCCTTCGAACACCGACTAATACTCCTAATTGACTTTGATAGGAGATACTTAGACATCCCTCCAGGACTTGCTTACGATAAAATGGAGCAAATAACTGGCGATCCCAACATAGAATATAAAAGAATCTAACTAAATAGTTGTATGGCTGAGAATTTTCAAGAAGCACCAAAGACTACACTCAACGACTTTACCTCTCAAGTTAAGAAAGAGGGATTAGCTGTAGTAAATAGATATGCTGTTGTCCTTCCTAATTTTGAAGGTCCAGATATGTCACGCATGTTATTAATGTATTGCTCTCAAGCACAACTTCCAGGAATTAATAACTCTACCACTCCAGCAAGAACATTTGGTGAATATAGAGAGATGCCTTATGAAAGATTATTTGAAGCAGTCAATTTAGAGTTTTATGTAGATCGCCCAATGAAAGTAAAAACATATTGGGATAACTGGATAGCACAGGTTATAGATCCTGTCACTAGAAAATTTAATTACTATAAGAATTACACAAAGGATGTGACTATATTTGTATTAGATAAACAAGACAAGAGTATGTATGGTTGTACTCTATATGAAGCATATCCTAAAACAATAAACCCAATCGCTCTAACTGCTGAAGGAAAAGAAGCTATGAAGATAGCAGTATCTTTACAATTCAGATATTGGAGAGGTGCTCAGTATGCGAAGCAAAAATTACCAGCAGGTGTCGGAGATCCACCTACAGGCATACCACCTGAGCCAAGAGTAATAGATAGAATAGAAGAAGATATTCCTGCTAATGTTGTGAAGGATGGTAAAGGTAATCCTGTGACATATTCTGGTGGTTATGTGACTTATGGTGGAAACAACTCAAAAACTAAGAGATTTGGAAGAGAAATATAATGTCAAAAATTGATAAAGGACTCGGCAAAGTCTTTGATTTGCCAGAGGGATTCAACGAATCTACTATTACACCATGTCCTACAGACATAATCGAGAAGGCAAACGAATTACCATCTGCTGTAGATGATGCAGCAAATGTAATGTCGGGATACGATCCCACAGAAGTAAAGATAGAAAGTGATTACGATACGACTCGTGCTAATCTACTTAACATATTAGCAAAAGGTCAAGATGCACTTAATCATGCTTTAGAG